GATAGGGTTAGTGAACATTGAATATGATAGGTCTGATCTGGATCAGTTATCACAAAGAATTTTATATCTGTGGCACTTGTTCCACCCGGCCAATACCGAGAGAATTTCTGCTCACCATTTTCAACATATTGACAACCCATGAATACTCCAGAAGGTTTCAAAGTTGCAGCAATAAAAGGACTTATTGTTGCAAAGTTTGCACCGGGAAGTACCACTGGATCACCAGTGAAAATGTTGTTAGTAGGTGTACCAGCTAGGCCAGTAGATGACCAAGCAATGATATCAGTTACAGCTTCATTGTTGTAACCTCCACCTTTCTTACGAGCAGGAGTAAAGCCACGAAATGCTTTAGTAGTAGACATGTGTTTCTCCTATAGTTATAGGAAGACTAATCTTGAAAAGACGGTTGTCTTCCTGTTGTTCTTACTGATTTACTTGTATTAGAGATAGGCATACGAGAGTCAGAGTTTTTCATGAGTTGTGCATTCACCGCATCCATCATTGTATTTGCTTTGTCTTCATAGTGCTTTCTCCTAGCCGTCACACGGTTACTTGGTATTTTAGCAAGTGCTAAGTCTCCACGACAGACTGTACCAGTATAACGACCATCTTCCTTCACGAAGGATGTAATAGCTAACTCAGGAACTTCATCAGGAGTAACAAAAACCCATCCCTGCTGTTGTTTCTTACCAACATTAGAGATGTCATCTTGACCTTTTACAGATATGCGTAACCAACGTAGTGACATTCCGTCACTGTCGAATCGTGCTTCTACCTCTGGAGGTATAGCGAGGGCATCTGGCTCCTCAAAGATAAATTCTTCTTCTCTTGTTTTAGCTTCTCGTTGTGTATTACTACGTGCTTCATTTCGTGTTGTCATTCTTTATCTCCCACGCTACAGTATGTTTGTATAGCCATCTGAGTCATCAACTTTTAATTTCTCAGCAGCATATTTTTCAAGTGGTATATTCCATTTCTGGGCTAGTCTAACATCTTCTTTAGATAGTTTGACTTTCCTAGAATTAGATGAGGAAGAGCGTGATCCCCCAGATACTACTTGAGCAGGTTGTGACGTATTTTCCTGCACACGTTCTTGACTTTCTCCCAACTTTTGAGGAAAAGCCTGTTTAAGCCTGTTATCAATCTCTTGGTAAAAGTCTTGATCCGCTGGATCATATCCTTCTCCTTTTAATTCTGCATCAATAGCAAGTGCAGCAGCAGTCATAACATTGTCTTTACCAAACCAATCATTCTTAGAAGCCCAATCTTCAGCCCTAGGATCATTGGCAGGTTGCTGCCTAACTTGTTGTTGAGGTTGAGGCTGTGCTTGTTGTGGCACATCTTCAATCTCTTGATAATTATTCTTAGCAGCAGTTACAGACTTAAGATCTATCTGAGCATCATTAAGCATTTCTTGTGCCTTCAGTACTCTATCTTTATCACCTTCTTCAAAAGCTTCTGTATATACTGCTCTTGCTAATTCTATCTTATCAGTTAATTGTTTTTCAGAAGCATCTAAACTAGACTTACCTAGTGTATTTACTTCTTTGTCTTTCGTTCTGAGGTTCGTATTTAGTTCCTCATTTTTTTGGATGAGGGCTTGTATATGTTCATCTCTTTCTTTACGTTGACGTATAAGTTGTCTTATTCTTTTTTCTGCTCCTTTGGTTTCTATACCATCTAACTCTGGAGCTTTCTCTTCTTCTTTAGACTCAACGACTTCTTTTTTAGTTTCTACTTGAGGATTCTCTTCTTCTTGAGGTTCTTCAAATTCTATTTCTATTTGTTCTTCTTGCCCTGCATTCGCAACATCTACGTTGCTCCACTCTTCTTTTTCCATTTTATATTCCTTACGTTGCTCACGAAACAAACGAATTACGTTATGTTGTTAATATATTATACCACACAATTTACGTTTCCGCAAATTATGTTGAACCTTTTGTTAAATTAAATGTAGGATCAAGGTCTTTAGGATCTTGAACCCTCATGGTAATCTGATCATCAAACAATAAAATAAAGCGAACACCTTTATAAAACAGCTTAGTTCCTAAGTGTTTGCCATACGATACATGATCTCCTATCTTACACCATGCTCCAGTAGGAAACTTATCTTTATCCATGTAGGCTAAGTCTCCTACTGAGACAACTCTACCTACTGTAGTTAAGTAAGACATATCATCTCTGGTAGAATCAGGAATGAATATACCACCCTTGGTTTTACTTTTGACTGATACTGGTCTTACTAGTACATGATAACCCGGAAGTTCTGGTAGAACATCTGGATCTTTAGCTTCTTCTTCATCTGTTATCCATAGATCATTCTTAATTGAATTACCCATATGTGCTTGTTGCATTAATCATCATCCTCTGCATAAGTTCTTTTTTTAATAATATCAGTTAGATTATCTCTAGCCCACTCTAGGCTGTTAATTGATCCAACTATTTGACGGTAATGAGCGAAGTCTTCAGCTACGCCCCCACCTAAAGTAAGTCTAAGGTTATTAATCTCTTGATTAAATTCCTTGATTACTTCGTCCCAAACTTCCATTACTTTAGTTTAGCTCCTTCACCAGATGTCTTCCAAGAGAAGTCATCCCATTTGTTTAGTGAACTACGTATGTTACGTCCACCAGTTACATCTTGTGCATATGGATCACCAAAGGACTTGTCAGTATTCTTGACATGCTCTAGGTATCCTTTACCCTTCTTCATCATCGTTAGTCTCCTTTTTAGATTTACTCATTGCTAGTTCTACTAATGCTTCTAGTTGTTTCATATCCATATCTTTTTGATCTTTATTAGATTGGTCTAGAAGGTCTTTCATAATACGTTCTTTACTTCTTTTATCTTCAGAAGCTTGTCGCTCTTCTTCTATAGATAGTTTTGTAAGAGCATCAATAGACTTAAGTTCTTTACGAGACTCTCTATCTAGATCAGCTTTTTCTTTCTTGAAGTTGTCAGAAGCACCTGACTCAAGCATGTCAATGATTTGTTTATTCTCATCAAGCTCAAGTTGCTTATTCTTAAGTTCCATCTCAGCAGCTTGCACCGCTGTGTCTGATTGTAGCTTCTGTTTCTGTAATTCTACTTTAGCTTGCTCAAGAGATACAAGTTGCTGTTCAGGTGACTGAGCCATACCAGCAGCTTGATTAGCATTCATAACTTGTTGTGCAGCTTGTGACATTACCATTTCAAGTACAGATGGATTTTGTTGTTGCTCTGGTGGTAGTTGTTGTAGAGCTTGCTGTGTTACACCATTAACTTGCTCTTGATACAACATAACTGAATGCTCTTGTATGTTTGCTTGTAGTATAGGAGATACACGTTGCATAATAGGATTAGCACCATTCTTAGGATCTTGAAGGTAAGCCATCTTAGTTTGTATATGAGCTTCATGATTCTGACCCGGAAATGCAGCAATAGGTATACCTTTAGTTGCAGCCATGATATCTGATACTGGGTCCATTTGTTGAGGCTCAATCTTTGGAGGTAAAATAGTTTCTAGGTTAGGCATGTTAGCTGCTTGTAGAATAGTTCTATTCAAAGCTTCCATGTTAAACATTCCCGGTGGTGACTGCTGTGCCATTTGTAATGCCATGTTAGCCATCATCATACGATGTGCGTTAGAAGGTATGTTAGGATCAGATACTGGTATGATATCAACACGACCATCAAAGTCACTCTTGAATATACTACGATCTTCAAATGGAACATCATAAGGATATTCTTCTGGTAGATAATCATAGTCTATCTTAGCTAGGATTCTAAATTCATCTTTCTGAGATTTATGTACTCGTTTATGGATTGCACTAAAGAACTTACTACTGGCTTCTAAGAGAGCCATTGTAGTTCCGACAGGTCCATAGGAGGCAGCATCAGAGACAACTTGCTCTGTGCTGTCTGCAAAACGCTGACCAGCAGCACTTACAAAATTCAACATCTGAAATAGAGTTGAGGAAGGCTCTTTATAAGGCAAGGGGATAATAGCCTTTGAGAGATCCATTCCAGTTGCTTCAACCTCCTTGAACTCACCGGGAGAGATGGGGTCGTTATCGCCTACCATCCTTAACCCTTTAGCCTTGAAACCACCCGGTAAATTGGCGAACTGTCCTGCATCTATGAGGGATCTCATGGCAGCAGTTGCACTCATGGTGAGGTTACCTAGGAAGTGAATCAAGCCCAATCCATAGAAACCGAAGCCCGGAACAAATCTATAATGCACAAAATGACTGCGCTTCTCTTTGTTCTGGTCGTTCTGTTCATAGTTTCTACGAATACTTAACACTTGCCTTGACTGTTCTATAACTGTAACAATGTAAGGAAGTGATTCTCCTGTATCTTCTATATCAAGATAGCAATGTTGTTCTAGTAATGCGTACTGTGGATCATTATCAGAAGAAGGAGACAAACCAATAATGGTGTCTAGCTTACGAGTAAAGTCAGTAAACAATCCTTCTTGATTAGGTTCTGGTAATTCTACGTCATCGTATATACCTGCACGTACATCTCGTTCCATATCTATAGGACTACGATATATTAGGTGAGTATATCTGTCAGCGTTTCTTAAGTCAGTTGCATAGTATGATACATAGAACTGATCAATAGGAATAAACTCTGACATAGGACGTTTGAGTGCTGCATTGTAGTAAACCTTTTTGAATGCAGATCCTATCAAGGGGAGGTGAAACAACATTCTTTCAAACTCATCAAAGTATTCTGGCATCTGCTCAGTTACCTGAAAGTTCATGAAGTTCTGTACCCTGTTAGCTTGCATCTCTTTCTCAGGTGTAGACTTACCCATGATGTTTGCCTTGACAGGACCACTGGCAGGAAAGAGTTCTGCTGATGCCTTGGATTGAAACTTAACTGCTGACTCTATGAGCAATGGGTGTACGGCTGTACATGCACCATCAAAGGGATCACTTCCCGGCTGTAGCTTCAGACCTAGTAGATCAAAGCCACGTTCAAACATAGACTCCCACTCTGCTCTGGAATCTTTATCAGCTTGAAAGTTGTCTATAACTTGATCAGCTATTTCATCTAAGTATTCATCGTCTAGTGTTTCTGTTAAGTTACCATACCATTCAGCAATCTCTTCTGAGGCAGACATCGTTACTTCTTCTGAAGAGAAGTCTACGATCACACCACCATCAGTAGGGTCAACCTCAAAGGTAGCTTCCATCTCTTCCTTTGCTTGCATTGGAACTACGTTAGCTACTTCTTCTGGTATCTTATCGTATGGGTTACGTTCAGTTGCCATTATCTAGCTTACTCCTAAAAGTTTTAATATCTGTGCTACGGTAAAATCACCTTGGTTAATTCCTACTTGTCGTATAGCTGTGCTTGGATCAACTCCTTGTAGTATTAAAGTATTTACTTGTGGTCCTAAAGATAGTTCTCTTGCAGACAATCCTGAATCTTCTACAGGTATTGGTTCTGCTTGTTCTATTGCTGCTGATAGTACTTCAGGTATCTTAGGAGGAGGAGCTACTCTACGCTCTGGTTGATCATTGCCGCTATCAAATATTAAATTATTATTTAAAGAAGTTATATTTTTCTCTGTAGGAATAATAGCTCCTGTAGCTGTAGCTAATTCAGAATCAAAAGTATCTGTTGGTTTTATACTCTTATCTTTTTCTACTTCTTCTCTAGCTCTAGCAATATCAGCAGCAGTTGTAGGCTTACCACTTCCTAATGCTACTAAAGCACTAAAAGGATTATCTACAAATCCAAGAACATCTGAAGGACTTATAGAAGAGCTAGATAAATTTACATTATTAATTTCTTCTAATGTAGGTTCTCTTCCTAGTTGTTCTCTTGCTACTGCTTCTCGTTGTTTAAATTCAGACTCTTCTGGTCCAAAGATAGCTTCTTTACCTGTGCTTACTATATTTCCAAGCTTATCAACTAAAGTATTTAATCCTAAGTCTTCACTTAATCTTGAAGCTGCTGCCCCAAAAGCTGTTTGTGATTGAGGAGTTGTTCCTTTAAACTCTCCTGTATATCCTTGAGTAAAATTACCTAATCCTCCTGCTCCTGTAAACATACCACCAAATAAACCTAAACCTTGTATAGCACCTTTTAAATTATTTTCTTGTATTGCTGCATTTACATCAGCAGCATTTTTAGACATGTCTCTTGAACTACTAGGATCAAATCCAATTCTTCCTAGTGGTGCTTCTCTTCCTGTTTCTTTTGAATATCTTTCAGCAAACTGAGACATATTTTCTCCCGGCTTGGCTCTTTCTAGTTCCATTAAAAAATCTTTTACACCTTCTGGATCATCTACAAAACCACCAAGATTAGGATCATCTCTATTTGTAGCACTACCTTGAGAATACTGTTCTAGTCCACTACGTAAACCTTTACTAAATGTTCTAAGACCATAATCTTTCTCAAGCATATTAGCTACAGGAATACCAGCACCTACTAATTGATCAGCATCAATTAAATCTTGTAGTTTATCTACATCTTCTTTTTGTATATTTCTAATTTGTGATTTATCTATACGAGGATCTAATGTATTCATTCCAAGAAAACCACCATAGGTTGGTCTACTATCTCTTTGATCCTGCGCTCTAGCCTGTGCTGCTGCTAATGCAATACTAGGACCAAACTGATCACTTATATAAGCTTCATCTTCACCTATAATTCCTTGATCTACAAGACTAGCTAAAGATGGTGATTGTCTAGACATAGCTTGTTCAAGTTGATCTTGATATGATCCTTGGTCATCTCCAAAGTCAGAAGCATCTCCACCACTAAAAGATTCACCAGTACCTTCTGAAAAATCATTCTCCATACCTGTATCAAAATAAGCAGGGATACCATCTACTCTACGACCACTACCACCTAGAGCTTTAAGTAGTCCAGCTTCTTGTGGGTTTATATAGGAGAGTTCATGTGGTTGATCATTAATCATTCTTTCTTTAGGAAC